AACCGACTTTATGACCAAGATTACACGAGCCAAATTTGAAGAGCTGTGCATGGATTTGTTTCGTTCTACTATTGACCCCGTTGACCGCGTTCTCAGAGATTCAAAAATGTCCAAAAGCAGCGTTGATGAAATTGTGCTGGTTGGCGGCTCAACGCGCATTCCAAAAGTGTGCAGTTTGCTAATGGAATATTTCAATGGAAAGGAGCTTAATCGTTCAATTAATCCTGACGAGGCGGTGGCGTATGGCGCGGCAGTTCAGGCGGCCATTTTGACGGGAGACCAGTCGAAGATTACGCAGGATATTTTGTTGCTGGATGTTGCGCCCCTGTCTTTAGGAATTGAGACTGCTGGTGGTGTCATGACCAAGTTGATTGAGCGAAATTCCACGATTCCGTGCAAAAAGGGGCAAACATTCTCAACCTATGCGGATAACCAGCCTGGTGTGTTGATTCAAGTGTTTGAGGGTGAGCGCCAGCTTACCAAAGATAACAACATTCTTGGCAAATTTCAACTGGACGGCATTCCTCCGGCTCCGCGCGGAACTCCGCAGATTGAGGTGACATTTGATTTGGATGCAAATGGCGTGCTCAATGTGAACGCGGTTGATAAAGCTGGCGGCAAATCGAATAAAATCACCATTACAAATGATAAAGGGCGGTTGTCAAAGGATGACATTGAGCGCATGGTTGCTGAAGCGGAAAAATACAAGGAAGAAGATTCAAAGCACAAACAAAAAATTGATGCGCGAAACGGGTTTGAGAATTATGTTTATTCGGTAAAGAGTTCAGCTTCTGAACCGGGTATGCAGGAGAAGTTGTCCGAGTCGGACCGCAGCGCAATTGAGGACGCTTGCAAGTCGTCGCTTGAGTGGCTGGAATCTGTGGATAACCATGATACTGATGCAGCCGAGTATGAAGCGCAACAAAAAAAACTGGAAGGAATTGTTAGTCCGATTATTTCAAAACTGTATGCTTCTTCTGATGGAGTACCAGGTGGAATGCCCGAATTTCAACAACAGTCACACAATTCAGACAAATCTGGACCCAATATTGAAGAAGTTGATTAAAAACAAATGAATCTGTTATCAAATCAAATAATAAAATAGAAATATTATACAAATTTAATATAAATACATTTATTTATATTAAATAATAAACGAATGTCTAGTTTTTTTATATTACAAAAAAATAATATTGTTGACAATGCAGATGATCAAGTTATTGTTTTAAAAAATAATACATATTTACTTCCAAGCTCTAATTTATCATATTATGTGACTCATGGTTTATTTGAATCGACGTTGATTGCATGGTGTGCACAATTTTGCAATAAGAACAGCGTATTTTTAGACATAGGTGCGCACACGGGAACGTATTCTATATCTTTATCAAAATATTGTAAACAAGTGTATGCATTTGAACCACAAAAAAAAACATTTTATGCTCTGTGCGGTTCTGTGGCATTGTCAAATATTGATAATATTGAATGCATAAATTATGGACTCGGTTCTAAAGATCAAATTGGAAATTCAACATTAAAAATTGTTAGCATTGATGGAGGCGGATCTTCCATGCACGCCACGTCGGGAATTATTAAAGAAGAAACAATTAAAGTGAAGACGCTGGATAGTTTTAACATTGATGGGATTTCTTTAATCAAAATAGATGTGGAAGATAACGAACTATTCGCATTAATGGGTGGGGTGGAAACAATCATTAGATCAAATTATCCACACATTTGTTTTGAGTGCAACATAGAATCTGAATATAAAAAAAAACTATTTGATTTTTTAAATGAAATAAATTATAACATAGTTGCTATTACCCCAACGACAAATATGTTTTTGGCTTATAAAAAAAATTAATTCATCAATTTATTTATAAATCTGTCACATTCAATCAACAACAACTGCAACATGCTTCTTTGAAATCGCAAGGTGCCGACCCTTTCATATGATAGATGCACGCCAAAAATGTCAAAATTGGAATGCCAAACATTAGCGATATTATTGAATAAGTTATAATCGTCACGGTTCCTTGACTCAATGGTGATGGTGATGATTTGTCATCGGTTGTTGAAGAATTGGTGGTAACAGTAACATTAACAACATCAACATTGGTTTCGACTGATAAAATAAATGTAAACAATATTGAAAATGATAAATATAATGTCAATATTGTTTTTCTTGATACATTATCATGATGTTTCATGTGATTGTCTGGTGATTGTCTTGATTGTCTGGTGATTGTCTGGTGAGTTGAATATATTAAAATGAAACATTTATTTTCAATTTTTATTTATTACAAAAAATATAAATTGAAAACTTTTCGATTACTTTTAAAATGTTCAGTGTTCAAACTGGAACAAGTTACAATTATATCATGCAAACTGCAGCCACAGCCACAGGAAAATCCAAATCAGGAGTAGGCAAGTCATCAGGAATAAAGAGAAGGAATAAGAAGGAGGCATCCGAGTGGTTTCAGAGTCTATCACACATTGAGCAATTATTAGTGAAACAAGAAGCAAACCCATCATCCTCGTCAAAAGAGAGAAAAACAAAAAAAGAAATGCACGAGCGCGAGCGTGAACTGCTACTCAAACGACGATCCGAACACGAAGCCCGCATGAAAGCCCAGTTGGAATCCAAAGCGAAAATCACACAACAAATACAAAAATGTCAAGAAATGCGCCGCCAACTGATTCCACTCCAGATGAGGTTGGAACAGGTGCAGCTGCATGAATACTACAACACACCATCCTCGTCGAATTTCTATTTGAAACTTGGCAACATGAAAGCCAACGTTTCATATGAATTGCAGTTGATACATCATGAAGAAAAAGCCCTTTTCGAGATGAATGAAAAACACCACTGCACCAAAAAGTCAATCACAGATATTATTGAAAAAACGAAAACATCCAAGCTCTACACAAGAGTTCAAGCAAAAAATTATGTGGACTACGTCTACAACTTGGTGACAGTGTAAATTATTATAAATTCTAATTTACAGTTGATTGTTACCATTTATTTTTTTTCACACTGATTTTAGGTCCCGCTCCTTTTTTGTTGATGTTTTTCGGGTCATACGACTCCTCTTCGTCATCAGAATTCAAATCCTTGCTCATCTCCCAGAATTCTTTACTACCGAGTTTGAACGGACCGTGCTGTTGCGCCTTGTACCAGAAAATTTGGTCCTGTAGCTTATTCGACTTGGCGTTGTTATTTATCACCAAACACTCGAAATTTTCAGTGCACTGGTCCATCACCTGACAGAATGACTCAAATGTCGGAAACATGCCCGCATAATTTTCATAGATTCGTTTCCGATTACCTATGTACGGCTCTCGCAGGATAAACACGTAGTCAATGTTGGTTCTCAAATTGGGCGGAATGCCTAAAGGATATTGCATTGTGATGACCAGCATAATCTTCCAGTGACGGCCGTTCATGAAGAGGAGACGCATCATAGTGTCGCGGGTCCATTTATTATCGAACAAGCAATCATCAAGGACGACGAATGTTCGGGGGTCTATGGTGCTTCTTTTATATGATTCCATTTCTTTTTTCACTTGTTTTAGTACAGCTTTTTGTCGTTTTAAAATATTTTCTATGATGGCGGTGTTGTATGCGTCGTGGATGAAGAGTTTCGGCACGTGTTCTCCGAAGAATCCGTTGCCTGCTTCTGTTCCTGAAATGACGGTTCCGATGGGGATATCCTGGTGGTAATACATGAGGTCTTTTACGAGGAAACTTTTACCGGTATCACGACGACCGATGAGGACGATAACTGGACCTTTATTTTCATCCGGTCTGAAACTAATTGAGCGCATATCAAATTTCCCTAGTTCTAAATTCATATTTTAATATGCTTGTTTAAAGTTGAATGAATGTGCTATATATCTTGTAATAATAAAAAAAATGCATGTGTCAAACTAATTTGAATTTAGTATAATAATGAATGTAATAAATTAATCTAATAAAATATAAGTTTAAATAGTTGTATTTTTCTATTTATAGAAAGTAATATTTCATTTATTCATTTATTTTCCGTTATGTCTATTCCTGTCAACCCTCCCATTATTCCTCCTGTTATTCCCGTTGTTGATTCCAATGCAACATCCGCAACAACCGCAACAAGCGTATCAGATGGCGAATTAAAATTTAAACTGTTTTACCAAAAACCGAAAAATGATAATGTTCTTAAAGATTTAGAAATGTCATCAATGGGATTGAAAAAATGTCAAAATTATATTCCGATTTATTCAAAATTCTTCTCTCTCAATGACACAAACTATAACTCAATTAATCTTAATCAGAAACACAATGCCAAAACAATATTGGCTTGTTCCGCTTTACCAGGAGATGACGGTGTGCCAAAAAATTGTGGAAATGCAATCATTTTTCCGAATCCTAATACAAAACAAGAAGATTCTTCTTCTGCAAGTGCGACTACTCCTGTATTTTTCAAATTCTCTCCTTTGCTTGACCCGATTAAATATTTAGCCGGAAGTTATAATTTCAAGGGAACCGCCGGTGCGGCGGATGGAGTAGAGGGAGGAGTCCGCTCGTCGTCGTGTTATCTAGATTCCTTATTGAGCTTGCCGTCCATTCATTCAACTCCATTTTCTTTTGATTCAGCCACAATCCTGAGGGAACGTAGTTCCCCCACACCCCCTCCTTTCACAGAGGGGGTCGTAGGGGGGCCTACCACAACAAATTCTGTAAATGTTGAAGAAGGAAAAAAGTATAACCATTATAAAATATTAGATACTAATAATTCAGCATATGTCGATGGATTCTTTTCTTATTTATCAAGCCAATTATTAAACACTCACGGATTTATTCATGGTATAGATTTTTACGGTGCATATTTGGCAATTCAAGACGAATTTACAATTAACATTATTGACGACTATGATTACCTAATGAAGAATGATTTTTTTAAAGAAAAAAATGGGACGCTTTTTAAATTTGACGAAACAGCATTTGAAGATTGTAGTGACGACGACGATGACGATGACGAAAATGGTGGTGAAAAGAAAAAACAAACTAAAAATCGTAATCGTAATCCTAAATTGAATATTATTCAAGACAAAAACAGCGACGACGTTCAATTCGATATTTACGTTGACATTTTTGATAACAAGGATAAGGATAGTGTTACGAAAGGTGAGCTAACCGAGCTAACCGAGCTAACCGAGCTAACCGATTCACATATTTTCAACCCTGAAAGCAGCGAAGAATATAATATTAATAACATGTCATGTAATTCCTCATCATCTTCGGTTTCATGTTCTTCAAGGTCGTCTCATACAACAACAGACAACGATAACAATGATGATGATACGCGTTTAAGCGATGACGAGAGCGACCGAAACAGTAATGACAGTAACCGTAAAAGTGATGACAGTAATAGCGATGACAGTAATAGCGATGACAGTAAAAGCAGCGGGGACACAGAATCGACATTTAAAACAATTGATGACGATGACGACTATGAAGAAGAAGAAATATTGAATGCAGTTATTTATAAATTTCCCGTTGAAGTCATTATGCTTGAGCGTTGCACAAAAACGCTCGATTGGTTAATGGTAAATGACATTCTCTCGGATGGAGAATGGGAAGCCGCATTAATGCAAATTGTCATGACATTGGCAACATATCAAAAAATATTTTCATTTACGCACAACGACTTGCACACAAATAATGTCATGTTTATTGACACAGAAAAAGAATATATTTATTATTTTTTCAACAAGAAATATTACAAGGTTCCGACGTTTGGTAGAATATTTAAAATCATTGATTTTGGTCGGTCAATTTATAAATTTAATTCCGCTCTGGTTTGTAGCGATAGTTTTCACAAAAGCGGAGACGCTGCCACGCAATATAACTGCGAACCCTATTTGAATGACAAAAAACCGTGCATTCAGCCTAATTTCAGTTTCGATTTATGCAGACTGGGTTGCTCGCTATTTGATTTTTTTATTGAAAATATGGAAGATGTTGCGCGCGAGTGTAAAAAAAATCGATTGGTATCCCTTATTGTCGATTGGGTAACCGATGATGAGGGACGCAATATTTTGTACAAGAAGGACGGAGTTGACAGATACCCCGATTTTAAATTATACAAAATGATTGCGCGAACGGTTCATAATAAAGTCCCGTCACAGCAGCTCAAACATCGTGTATTCACTCAATACGAAGTTACACAAAAAAGTATTAAAAATGTATCAAAAACTGAAATTATTAATATTGATAAATATCCTGTTTATATTACTTAGCATTAATTTATTTATATAAATATACAACTTATAATTCTGAAGAAACGACTCTTGCCATTTTTGTATATAAAATTGTAAATGCAAATGCAAAAACAAAGTCAACATAAATGGATTGTACCATTTTTTGAAACATGTTGTAAATAAACATCAAAATAATGAATTTAGCAAATACACTATTTGACCACAAGTTTTCTATTTTTTTTGTTTCGTCATCTTCGACTGAATCGTCGTCGTCTTCGAGTGAATCGTAGTCGTCTTCTTCTTCTTGTGTTTCTTCTGTTTCTTCTGTTTCTTCTTCCTTTACATTATTTCTCAAATCTTCCTCATTCAAGCGCTTCAACCTATTCATAATTTGTTCATACGGCGAAAACATAACATATGTTCCGCTTTTTTGACACCAGTATCCGACCTCTTCATTTGTGTCAATGTCATACAAATGAGGATTGCCTTTTTCGTCAGATTTCACGTAAAACGGTCTTCCGTTGATTTCCAGTATGGTTTGGGGTTGTTGTTGTTCAGTTGCCATTTTATTCAGGTGAAGCTTTTGTAGACTGCTGTTTGTTTACTGCATATGTGAGGCAACTGTTACATTTTCAATTTTTAAAATAATACAGTTAAATAGAGTTAATCAAAAAAATAAATATAAACACATTATTAAAAATTACAAATAATATGAAATTTTAGATTTCTTTTGAATATTAAAAAAATTGATAATATTGATAATAAAGATAGATTTCATAGCCATTAAAAAATGCAACAGTATCAACAGTATCCCACAATATACGCTCCGACTGAAAGAGCATTACGCCGGTGTAAAAGACAAATCATGTCGGGTGGATTGGTCGCTTTTCCAACAGAAACAGTTTATGGATTGGGCGCCGACGGATTAAATCCAGATGCAGTTAATAAAATATTTGAATGGAAAGGACGACCCAATAATAATCCAATAATTTTACACTTTTCTCAATTGTCTCAACTTTCAAAAATAACAAATTTGACACAATTGGAATTACGCGCCATGCTTCTTATTGCAAACGAGTGCTGGCCTGGACCATTAACGTTGGTATTACGAGCATCGGATATAGTGCCTAAAGAAGTAACCGCCGGTAAAAGCTTTGTCGGTGTTAGAATGCCGAATGATAGTGTAGCTCTTGCACTAATAAATGAGTGCTCCTGCCTAATCGCTGCACCAAGTGCCAATCTATCTGGACATTGCTCACCCTATACGGCTCAACATGTCGCGAATGATTTTCATAATCGTAATTTAACAATTTTAGATGATTCGGAAAATCGATTTTCACGATGCGGCATTGAATCGTCTGTAATAAAATTAGATGAAAATGTTCCCGGTGTTCCCGGCTCGTTGAAGGTTACAGTTCTCCGCACCGGTTTAGTTGGCGGAAATAGAATAAAACGAATTTTAGATGCACATAATGTTCCATTTCATTTGGAATATTATGTTCGTTTGGGTAGTGACAGTGAAAAAACAGGTATGGATTGTCCGGGTCAACTATTCAGACATTATGCCCCCATGATACCTGCATATATTGAGAATTCTGATGCACGCCATACAATTGATGCAATGCAGTTACATGATTATGTTATCATTGGTGCAAATGGCTCTCTAAATGAATTCAACGATAAGTGCCTTATTTATTATGATTTAGGGGCATCTATTGTTGATGTTGCCAAAAATATATACAGTGTTTTACGACTTGCAGAAAAAGTTTCTGGCGCAAAAGGAATTATAATATCAGTTAAAAATTTAGAAGAATTTGCAGATAAGGACAGCGACTTGGATAAGGCAATTACCGATAAGCTGTTAAGATGTTCTGAAGGTCACATCACACGCATTGGGTAATGCATCCATCTTTTAATAGGTTATTAATAATAATATATAAATATATAAATAGTTGTAGACAACAAACATAACAAACAATATTATTGTCATCGATCATTCCATAAATGGTATTATTTTTTTTAATGGATTTAGCATGTAGTTTAATTCTAACTGGTGTGTTTAAAGTTGGAAGTTGGGTTGTGTACAAGTCATTCAATGGATTACAATACGTGTATAAACGAGTGCGTCCAGACCAATTGCATAATGAATATACTCTAGATGAATTCAATTCCCCCCCTTATGTTATTATTACAGAAGAAGAATATGATGCACTAAAAAATAATTGTAAGATATAAAACAAATAAAAAATAGTTAATTTATTACAGATTATTATATATTATTTACATATATACATAATATACATATGGTTTACAACATAGGTAGAAGTAAAGAATGTAGGAAAGGTCCGTGTCCCTTACCACCATTTAAACCCAACCTTGATAATGCAAACACAAGTCTAGTGCCAATATTTGTAAGAAACACGATTCTTATCAATACGTCCAGTTACCGACATGGCGGGCGTTTTCAGTTTGCAAATAAACCTTTGAATGCTTTCGGAAAATGGGCAGGATGTCCTGGTGGTTCTGGACCAGGTTACTCGTCAACCAACCAGTATGTTCCTTATCAAAATTGTAGCGTGGGTCCGGCGGTTGCAGGTCCTCAAACAATTTGTTTTTCAAGATGTTGATAATGTCATATAAATATTTTATATTTAGGAAAATAAACAACGCTTGTTTAAAATTTAAATTATAATTTTTTCTTTTTATATTATATAACAAACAAATATAATATAATGGGTCATAAAAAAGGTGCCAATGGCGAGTATCATATTTCTGGACATTCTTATTCGGTCGTTAGGGGATCAAGGCCTCAAGTGATGCACGGAACCGCCTATAAAACTGTCGGCGGATTAACGAAAAGCAGTCTCATGTACAATAAATATGGCAGAATTGTTTCAAGGCGCAAACACGCCACCGCAAAACGCGAAAACCGCCTTAAAAAAGCCGGTTGGGTTCCAATTGGAAAAGGAAAATTCGGTTCTGTTTTTGTTGGAGACAAATCTAAATCTAGCAAAAAAGGGCGCACTCGTCGCAGTTCCTCGCGTAAATCTCGCCGATCTCATTAAATAAAAAAATATCTATATATACAAGAATACACATATATATAGATGTCAACTAGAAAAGGACCATCTAAAAGTGCCACATTATTTGAAGAGGGAACTGTTAAGAAAGGCAATGATGGAAATAAGTGGATAATTGTAACAAATAAGCTGGGTGTTCGTCGATGGCAAAAGATGGGCTCTAATAGTAATAAAACAACTCAGAAGATTAAATCAAAATCAAAATCAAAATCAAAACGTGTATTAAAAATGGAGGCAGACCCAAACGATGGTGATGCTGATGGTGCTGATGCTTGGATGAAATCGGCAGATATTAAAGCACCCACTGAGGGAATGATTAGCAAGGATGGTCGTGTATACATTAAGAATAAATGGGTTGCTGTATCTTCCGACAAAGCAATTTTAAATGGTTTTAGGAAGTTTACTGTCGACTATGCCGCAAAGCATATCAGTAAACCTGTGATTTTATATACACGCGAATATGGATCCAAGTGGCCGGCGCGAAATGCCTGGACCAAGTCGGCAGGAAATGCCGATAATACATACTCCCGGATGAAATTTATTCCTAATGGTGATGCCGGTATTTTTCCAACAAAAAAGAAATTTGTAAACTGGCTTACTACACGTTCGCCATCCATTAAAGAAGGGACTCATTTTTATGTTGATGGGGAAACATTCATTTGTAACAACAAGGCACAGCGCATATCCCCATATGACTGTGACCCTGACGAATTCTTAGCCGATGGTTTACAAGTCGACACTAAAGATAAGCAAACCTTAAGCACCAATCTTATGAATACCGAAGTGTTTGTTAAAGCGTGATAGAGATGGATAAGAGAGATAAATCAAAAATGATAAAAATAAATAAAAGATAAATAAATTATCAAAACATTATTTTTTTGTATAATTATATAGTATACATAATAATACAAAAATACAAAATGGGATATACGAGAGATAAAAAAACAGGTCTTTACAACATTAAAGGAAATACGTATGAGAAAATACGTGGATCAAGAACTCAAGTTTCAAATGGAACTGCTTACATGACCACCGGTGAGCTAACTAAAGATAAGTTATTGTATAGTAAAAATGGTTACATTGTTAGCAAAAAAAAACATTTTACGGCAAAAAAGGAAATGCGTCTTGAAAAATATGGCTATTTTACAAAAAAAGGTAAATTTGGTTCAGTAAAAAGGTCTAGAAGAAACAGAAAAACAAAGAAAGAAATGTTTTAAAGTAATGTTTCAAAATTATTTTATCATTTATTTTTATAACCTATCTAAAAATAATGAATATATTACAAAAAATAGCGACATTTAACAAAACAAATAAAACAGTTATCAATATTTGTGAAAAATATAGTAAAAGTATTTTAGGCGTTGACCATATTGCATTTCGTTCATTATATAAAGGAATGAATAAATTTGATACCACTATATATGAAAAGAAAAATGAAGTATATCATTTTCCTGAATACAATGTCAAGGCAAATGAATATTATAAATATAATAAATTCACAAGAGAATATCCATTACGTATATTCAGTTCATATTATGCAGGCGAATGTCATGATGGTTCCATATTAAATTTATTAAAAAATAAGAATATTGATTTTGGAGAAATGTATTCATACCATGATTATTTAAAAATTTACAATTGGAACCAATATGTAGCTTGGACCATGTTACATAAAGACACAATAAATCACATTGCGTTTCAAGTTGATGATTTACAAAAGGTAACAAATTCAATGATGGATGATGGATTTACGTTTTCTAAAGTAAATGACCAAATCATAAATACATCTCCAGATGGAAATTTATTGCAATCAAGTCACATCTCTATAAAAAACCTTTATAAATTTACAGATGGACATCACAACGTTCCGTATACATTTTTGGAATTTGTAGAAAGACGAAACGGTAGAGAAGGATTTTCAGAATCAAACGCGAATCAAATTATGCATAGTACTAAAGGGTTTAAGAGTTAGGAATGAATCAGAGAGAAGAGAGAAGAGAGAAGAGAGAAGAGATAAAATAGAAATAATTGTATAGAAAAAGAAAACAAACAATAATTCATTTTGTTTTTTTTTATTTTATATAATCAATAATATTACATGGTTTTACACTGTAAAAAATATAAATTGAAAAATCAAAATGTATTTCAATACTTATCAGGTTACATACAGACAAGGAACACACACGAGAATAAAATGGCGACGACAACTTATATCCGCATTACAACTTCAAGACAGGCTAATCAGCACATTGGAGATATTTGTTCATTCATGAGCAAGGGCGTGCGCGAGTATGGTCGCATCGTAAATGTGACGCCAACATCAATTCGCATTGAACGTATGACGCAAACCAGCAACGGCGATTTCATCCTGCACCCCAACCCGAATCACTGTGTCACGAATAATGTCATCACGTTTACGCGCAAAATCACAATCGCAATCGCTGCCGCCCCCGTCCCCGTGTTCCCTTCGCCGCTGGTGCTTTTGGGCGGAATCAAAAGAAGGTATCAAAACGCACAATCAACCGAACAGTCTGGGTGGTGGTAACCGCATCACACCCATACGAAACTATAAAAAACATAAAAAAACATAAAAAAACATAAAAAAACATAAAAAAACATAAAAAAACATAAAAAAACATAAAAAAACATAAAAAAACATAAAAAAATATAAAAAAACATAAAAAAATATAAAAAAACATAAAAAATCTTTTTTTACATAAAATTATTAATTATTCAGATTCTAAAACAAATTGGTTAAGAACAAAATTAATTCCATAGTATGTGCACGAAAATAGAATACTTATAAAGAGAAGTCCAGACAAATTATGATTTCCATCCTTGTTGAAAATGCTTGGAAGATACATTAGCAAATATTTTCGCATAATGGGCAATTGAAATGTGAAATAGAGTATAGCTAATAAAATCGGCACCTGAAGCGTTTCATAGAGCACATCAATCGACTCTCCACGATTGGTTAAACGCTCATGATGATGTAAAAACGACTGCGTATTTTCATGATGTTCTCGTATATAATCGTGAGGCGCTTTGGGAACATAATTGGGCATTGTTTGTTCGTCTGAGACCACGCTTTCCGTATTTCTAGGAACGTCTCTAATCGGAAGAGCAGTCATTCCGGACGCGGTTGCGCGCTGTAAACCACCTATAAATTCATTGACATTCATGTCAGGAGTTGCTTGCGATTGTTGCTGATACTGCTGCTGCTGCTGCTGGGGTTGCTGCGAAACAACCATCGGAGAATAAGTTTGGTGCGGAATTTCAGGTTTTAAAGCATTTTGAACTATTCCGCCACCGCCACCACCACTACCACCACTGGCAATTCCTGGCAAATCGTCTATACTTGTTGTATCGTTCATATTATTATTTATTTCCTCTAAATATAAATAATAAAAATATACTATATCATATTACGCAATCCATTACTTAATTCAACAGTTTTTTTATCCGAATTACATTTTTGGGTGGCAACATTATAATTATAACATTCGTTTCCATATTTATAAACACTCCCGCTAGTTAAATCCTTCATTGGTGGCGATTCAAAATGAATGCAGGCGCCATCCTTACATGCCTTTCTAAATAATGCCGCTAAACCAAGACCCAGAATAATGGATATAATGTATTTACTATTTTCTTTGTGTAACCACTCTTTGAAATTCAACATTTTTATTTTTTATTATTATTTTTACTATGTATTGTATTATTATATATTACTAATGATAATAATAATATCAATGAAAAAATTAATATTATTATTATATATACAATTCTCGTATTTGAAACTATAAAAATAAATGAAATATATTTCAATAAAGTTATTTATTTTTAGTTTTCTAATCGGCATGCTGTTTATTTACTTGTCTTCTCCATCCCAGCGGAGCGTTGTGGTATATCCAACTACCGACAACGAAAATCTATTTCAGTATAAAGATATGGCATATAATTGTTTTTCAATACATCCAAATGTTGTAAAGTGTCCATATTTAGACAATACTGTAACAATTATTCCCCCACAAGTAACCATATAGTTTACTTATAAACTGCAAATTCGTTTATTTTGTCTGTATATGGATACTAGATTTGTTTGGCTGCATATAGGCGGCTGGTATTTATTTTTAAGAAAATAAGGCGTGTCGCCGCTACCCGTAAACTTGCACGCGCTAGCCGCTTCATTTCCAAATGCGCTTCTCAGCGAATTTGCATTGGTGTTGATGGTGTTTAATTTAAGTTTTTCAATGCGAGTGCTACTGTCAACTGCGCCTTGAACTGAATACTGGTAATTATTTGGTTTAAATATGACTTTCGATGCACCTGAGCCGCCGCACGGATGTGGATTCACTCTTGGCTTGTATATGTCGTTTGTCTGATAAACCTGAGACCCGGTTTCGCTAGGTGTTGCCCATATGTGCTGCCCGTCAGGACTCAGATATGTCACTCCAGGTGTTCGATTAATAGATGCATTCTGCTGGTACGTTTTGCACCTGGATTTCAAATAACCGGTAGTGTCTGAATAATATGCTCTACTAAGAAGTGTGGACGCGCTTTTTATTACATTATTTTGCGGATTGCAGCCAATGCATTTTGTGTTATATATGCCGGTATTTATTTCATAGTCGCCATTATCAATAAAACCTTGATTTTCAACAATAGTTCCTTTATTCTTTGGTACATATAAAAAATGTTCGCTAATTGTGTATGAATTTCCAGGTTGCTCCACACACTTGCACGATGCATCGCCAACATATGATACAGCTCCAGGTCGGTCCATTAATAGTCCGACGGTTGCATTGCGCCGACCAGACGACCCGATTGGTTCTGAAGGTCCGGTTATTACGCCGCCCGTCGCATTAACCGACGTGGGAACTAATTGTCGCCTCCAATGTTTGATCGGTCGAGCTCTAAATTCAGGACCATCAAAATCATGCTGGTGTATATTTGACGGAACGCCATTGGTGTTTGGGCGGTGTAAACCGGGAACAACACTATTTGCCGTTGTTGTTTTTGTGGCGTAATGCGGCACCCTTGTTGTTATCAATGAGTTTGATGTCCTAAAGTTTAATGGAGCATTTTGTTTGGGATTATTCGTGTTTCCTGTCATTGCAAAATGTTATATAAGCTTGTGATAAATATCTTGATCTAATTTATATAAATATAATATTATATTTTACGTATAAAATTATATTTACTTTATTCAAAACTTTATTCAAATTATTCTATTATTACAAAACATATAAACATATAAATCTGGATAAGATTAGATAAAATAAAATAGAATGACATTTATCGCTTTAATTACTGGTATAACAGGACAAGATGGTAGTTACTTGGCTGAACTTTTGCTTGAAAAAAAATATATTGTGTACGGCATTATACGTCGTCACAGTAGTATTCACACTGAAAGAATCGACCATCTTTTTTCAAAAGTAAAACTGATTTACGGAGATATGACAGACCAGACCAGTTTACAAAACGTATTCAATACGATTATTACTGAACAAGGTCGCGAATTTGAAAGACTAGAAGTATATAACCTTGCAGCTCAAAGTCACGTAAAGGTAAGTTTTGAAGTTCCAGAATACACCGGCCAAGTCGACGCATTGGGAACATTGCGTTTATTAGAAACGATTCTTAAAACGGGTCTTAAAGATAAAATCCGGTTTTACCAAGCATCAACTAGTGAATTATTTGGCAAAGTTTTAGAAACGCCTCAATGCGAAACGACTCCATTCAATCCACAAAGTCCATATGCCGTAGCCAAGTTATATGGTTATTGGATTGTTAAAAACTATCGTGAAAGTTATGGAATGTATGCTTGCAACGGTATTCTTTTTAACCACACGAGTTCACGACGCGGAGAAACATTTGTGTGTCGTAAGATTACGCTTGCAGTTGCAGCCATTACTGCAGGTAAGCAGGAACACGTGTCTTTAGGTAACTTGAACAGCAAACGCGACTTGGGACACGCCAAAGACTACGTGTATGGAATGTGGCTAATGCTACAAAAGGAAAATCCGGTTGATTATGTGTTGAGTACCGGAAGCACATTCAGCATTCGCGAAATCATTCAAATGTCATTTGATGTGTTTGGAAAAAAGGTAGAGTGGTGTGGCGAGGGATTAGACGAGGTGGGCAGCATTGATGGAAAAGTGGTGGTGCGTATTCATCCAAAATATTTCAGACCAGCTGAAGTTGAACTTCTATTGGGGAATAGTGAGAAAGCATACAATGAATTGGGTTGGTTTCCAAAGTATTCCACTGCAGAAACACTTCGTGAAATGGTTCTCAGCGATTATAAAACATATAATAATAATTAGAAATCATTATATGGAGGGAGATTATTATATTTTTTATAAATCTAAAGTTTATTTCTTTTTCAATTCCATATTCTCTCGAATTGTTTTTGAATACACTTCTTTCAATTTGTCGAATTGTGTTTGAAGCAAGCGATTCTCGTCTTGCAAAGCGTAGATTTGTTCTTGTTGTGATTGAATGCGTTGAAAAATTTCAGGATTTGTTTCTGCAATTTTATCATATTGTTTCTTTTTTATTTCTTGTTGTTCTTGTTGTTTATGTTTATGATTCTTTTTTAATTCTTCTTTTTTTTTCAATAATATTTGTGTTTCTCTCAAAACATCAGGTTTCATTTCAGGTTCTCCTGCCGGATATTCTATAAGCACTGTTTCAAGATTCATAAAAAAATCGGCAACATCTGCATCTTTTATAAAATCGGCGACCCTTTTATCAGACACGCGCATAACGTGACTAAAAGGATCTCTCAGCAAAGTGCGCTTATCAAACGTATTGTGTCGGTGTGAAAAAACCAGAATTGCTTTCATCGGGTCAAGCTGAACAAATGGAACCGTATACCCCTTTAAAAATTCGCGCTCTTCTGCTAAACATGCATCATTATTGTATTTATGTTCAAGTAATAATTCTTTTCGAAAAGCAAATGTTCCGGCAGTGGCATGATTTGGACCATAGGGTCCGAACTGTATCATTTGGTCAGTGTCTTTGAAATAAATGTACATTTCGCTGCTGCCTGCGCACAATGCTTCCGGATTTTTTAGAAGCATTTCCACAGCGTGAGATACGCGTTCCGGTGGGTAATAATCATCATCATCCATGTACACGATGATTGAACCGCGCGCTTTTTTGTGCATAATGTTGCGTTTTTTTCCGAGAGGCATTTTTTCATCGTATTTAAAATACTTGACGAGCGGGTGGTCTTTTACAATGTCTTCGATTTTGTCGGTGCCATCATCCACGATAACCCATTCCATTCGGTCTTTAGGATAGGTTTGGCTGTCAAAACATTTGATTATTGTTGGGAAAAATGGTCTTCTGTTGAAAGTCGGCGTGCAGACGCTTACAAATGGTCTTGTTGTTGTTGTTGTTGTTGTTGTTGTTGAAGAAGTCATTGACTGTTTAACTGTTAATATATTAACTAGACGCTGTATCTTTAGATGAGTTCAACCCAGACATATTAAATAAAAATATTAAAACGGCGACCAATACATAGTATGGTTCATAGGCAGTCAAGTAATCAAATGCATTTATTACCATTCCAATGCTAAATATTATAATGAGTAGATTTTTTTTACTTTTAAATATCTCAAAAACAACCTTGGTGTTTTCTTTTGACCCCGCTTCGTATTTTGTATTTTGGGTAAACGGAATCCACAAAAATATAATCAACATTTGAATAATGAATCCAAAAAAATTGAATAATGGTGGTATCCATGATATCAAAAACATTCCAAGAGTCCATAGTAACCCGCTTACTATGAATCCGCCATTGTAAAACTGAAATGCGTACGTCATAAAAAATCCAATGAATCCGCCATACAACACGAGAACGTAGATTAATAATGCTCCAAGAAGCATGATGACATTTTCAAGAATTCCATATGAATCATATTTATTTTGTATCGTCAAGTTACCCATTTTTATGCAAATCATTTTAATGAATGCTCGAAATGTTGCATACGTGTGTTTCATAGAAAGCGACAGCCAAAAACTAAACGGCGTGTATTCAATAAACGCATTGGAGTCTTGCAGCTCATTTTTTATAACTCGGCATGTTTTTGTACATTTGTCGTCATCATCCGGTTCACAATATAAATTGTATGGGAATCCATATGAATAAATAGAGTCTCCTTCAACACCAAATTCTTGCGTTCCATCTGGAGTACAATAAGGATAATTGTTAATGTCAGAAGGCATATAATTTGTCAAATCTGTTTTTTTCATTCGTGTTAAACATAAAAATGATGAACCCAAATATACAACAATGCAAAGTTTTATGAATAAAAAAAATAAACTTTTAAAAAAGTCGGCGTATGTAGAAATAGATGGATTTGTATTTTCTGTTGTTGTAGCGTTTCCTGATGCATCTGTAGAAGAAGAAGAAAACATATTTCCAAACATGGATGAGTCATTTCCCGATGCGTCGGTAGTGTTTCCCGATGGGTCGGAAGAAAACATATTTCCAAACATGGATGAGTCATTTCCCGATGCGTCAGTAGTATTTCCCGATGCGTCAGTAGTATTTCCCGATGCGTCACTCGAAGAGAATGGAGACGAAAAACTAAATGCTTCTTTATTTGATGAAAATAGTGTGCTAATTGGAGTAGCTCCATTCAAAAATGATTTCATTTGATTTATAATGAATTATTATTCTTATTAATGTTATTATTATTATTAATATATAATGATAAAATAATAATAGTTAAATACTTATTTACTCCCTAAACTAATCGACCCATTTATAAAATAAAATATGAGAAATATATTACGTTGAATTTATATTTGTTCAATGATTCAATTAATTAAATAAATGAATCATTTTAATTATTTAATTATTTTTATATTATATAATAGAAAGGACACAACATCCGAATGAGTGAAAGCAAAGAAAAGCGCGCTCTAGAAATATTGAAGAAATCACAGAAAGAAATAGAAGCCAAACAAGGTGAAAAATTAGTAAGTAACCCAACAGTAAAAGAAATAGTTTCGATTGTCGAACAATTTCTAGTAAAGAAAAAACTAATTTGTTATGGAGGAACTGCGATAAACAACATTCTTCCCAAAAAAGACCAATTTTATGATATGACTAGAGAGATTCCGGATTATGATTTCTTCTCTCCAAATTCATTAGACGATGCAAAAGAACTTGCTGATATTTTTTACAGTAAAGGCTTTAGTGATGTTGAGGCAAAATCAGGCATGCACACGGGAACATATAAAGTATTTGTCAATTTTATTGGTGTTGCAGATATAACATTTATAGAACCGGAATTATTTAAGAGTTTAATGCGCGAAACAATTGAAAAGAATGGAATATTGTATGCACCCGTCAACTTTTTAAGAATGTCCATGTATTTAGAACTCTCTCGCCCAGACGGCGATGTGTCACGATGGGAGAAAGTTTACACTCGTTTAATGCGTTTCAATAAAAATTACCAATTGAAAGGTGAAAACTGTTTAAAAAATGCAAAAGATCATTCATTATCTCCCAATAAAAAAGAAATAGAAATATTTGATTTGATACGTGATGAAGCAATATCAGAGAAACTCGTATTTTTTGGAGGGTATGCGTGTTCGTTATTTTCAGAGCATTTAAAAAAAGCAGACCGACCTATTTTATATTCAAGCATGCCGTCATTTGATTTATTGTCCGAACATGCAGAAAAATCTGCCAGTAAAATAAAAAAGGTTCTGGATAAGACGGGCGATTTTAAAAGCGTCATTATAGAAAAGCGCGAAGAATTCGGAGAACACGTCTCTTCTCATTATGAAATCATAGTTGATGGCAGAACCGTTGCGTTTGTATATGAGCCGTCTCCCGGTGCGTGTCACAATTATAATATAGTTAAAATAAACGGAAAAGATGTTCACATTGCAACGACAGACACAATTCTCAGTTTTTATTTATTGTTTCTTTATGTGAACAGACCTTACTATGACAGAGACCGTCTACTTTGTATGAGTCAATATATATATGATTTACAGAATGATAAATTAACAAAAAATGAAGGCATATTTAAAAGATTTTCCAATCCGTGCATCGGTAAGCAGGTTACTCTAAAAGACATCAAAGATGTAAAATCGCACATGTTTGAAAAGTTGAAGAATAAAAAAGGCACGCGCGAATATGACGAATGGTTTTTAAATTATAATCCGATTGAAAAACATAAAAAAAATAAAGCATTAAAAGGAAAAGCAGCAGAAATTTTTAAAGATAAAATAGCCAGCATTAATAAGCACTCGCCATCTTATTCAAAGCGCAAAAATACTCCGGCAACCGCTAGTCCAAGTCCAAGAGCTAGTTCGAATAGTCCGAGAACTCCAAAAATGTCACCTAGAGCATCGCCTAGACGTTTTACACGTTCAAAACGGTTGCGGATGCATTCAACGCATTCAACACCAAATAAAAATAAAAAGAATGTAAAAACAGCAACTCACAAGGTGCGACGACAAAAACGACACAATAGACGCAACTAAACATTAAGTGCTTAATACTTGTATAAAATACGGTGACTTTGCGCACTTGATTTTTTTAAATCTTTTATAGAGATGGCGTTTGGATTTCTTAAAAGAACACTCCCCCAGAGATAAATGGCAAACAACATGCCAAACAAGACCAGCGAATTCATGATTGCCTGGTAGTAAATGTAATATTTTTGCCATTTGTTTGCGCATTCACAATTAGGCTGGAGTGTACGCTGAAAGTGATATGTATAATACACAAAATAAGCATCCACTAAAAGAATAACCAAGAAGAATGCATACGAGCAAGCCAAATAAAGATTAAAATACTTATTGTATAAACGTTTGGGTTTAAAAAATAATTCCAATCCGCCTAAAATAAGTGAAATACTTGTTAACACGAAGAGGGTGTGTTCTGTTTTAGCTAGTTTATTAGTATAATCGTGGTCAACACATTCGCATGATTTCAGTTTCTTAAGGTATAAATAGGCCGCATAAATTAAAATACAATTCAAAATAGAAAAAACAAATACATGCATCTTGTTGTTGTTGTTATTGTTGTTATATATTTATACGCGAGATTTTAATTTTGTATTTTTTATGTTTCAGTTCTCTCCTCATTTCAAGGTGCGACGAAATCACAACAAGAGACAAAACAAACGCAACTAAACATAAATATTACGAAGGTGGTAAACACAATTCATCATTTTCATATTCGTTTGTCCAACCCGGTTGATTGCTTGTAATTGCATATTGTATTAAACCAATCAAAAGATTACAGTTGGGAAAACACGTGTATATATTTTGATAAAAAATATCAAATGTTAAATTGTTTTGCGAATTTGTTTGAGATAACCAGTATACTTTATCAAACGTATTTACATTCCAATATGGTAAATACTGTGAATAATTTTGATATGGAATAGAATATGGCGGTGTTGATTGTGAAGGTTTAAATCCTGCATATTGATATTGTGGACTCACAGGTGTATTTTGTTGCCACCAATCTTCCGTTGAAACATCGTATAATGTTAAATTATTCAAATTTTGAATTGTTCCACCTTCTTTGAAGTAATTGTAACATTGAACTAGTTGATTCGTCAACGATTGTATATTATAATGCTCAAATGCCACTACTATATTTTTTCCTCGCAACATTGGATTTGTAAATATGTTTATCGCAGTTATGGCATCATATGGTTGTGAAACATTTTCATAAGAAAAAATGTATAATGGAATATTCAACATCCATGAACTAAACATTATAGTTTGTTGAGGTCGCATTGATATTTGTTGATAACTTGAAATTATGTCCATATTTGGATTTGCGGTGACAATGGCTGTTATAGGAAATCCATTCGTTCCCAAATCATTAATAAAATTTGGAAGTTCAATAGAACGATATATTCCATTGCAGTCTATGCAATAAAATGTATTTTGATTCGTTGGGTTTACAAAATTATTATTTTGTTTTTCACCATGTCTAACTATGAATATATTAGAAGGACCCATAGGAAGATTTGTGTAATTTGATGGATTTGTCAACTGCAGCAAATTATTTTGAATGTAGTTGGGTGTAAATGTTTTTTGATATGTCTGGTACACACTATATACAATATCGCTATTTGTGAATGAATTGTTACTTTTTATATTCGATTTTGTCAACGTGGTTGTGGTTCCATCTGGAAATTTGTTTGTAGGACAACCATTGCTACAACTCGGCTTTGGTTGCGGATTTATATTCATATTAAAAAGATAATTATGCATAATAATCACTTACTTTATGTATGAAACAATATAATATAATTATAATATAAAAAATATAATTATTATATTTACTTATATTATAATTATATTTATTTATTCTATAACAAGTAAATACAAATGAATAAAAATAAAATTATTATTTATTCAATCCTTTTCATTATTTTCATATTTTTTATTTATATTTATGTTAACCGTTCCCCCATTCGAGACAGGTTATCAGAGTATACAGCGAAAGCCATCGTTTTATCATGTATGGATTTTAGATTTGTAAACGACAAGGTATATTTTTTCAATGCATCGGGATTTCGTGACAACTATAATAAATTTAGCTTGGCGGGCGCTAGTTTAGGTTACAACCAAGATTCCTTTCCAGCATGGAGTGAAACTTTTGATAAACACGTTGAACTAGCCATCGATTTGCATCAAATTGATGAAGTAGTTGTATTGGACCACATGGATTGTGGAGCATACAGAATTTTATATGATAACCCGTCAATGTCAATGCAAGAAGAATATGAATTACACAAGGTAAATTTAAATAAATTTAAAATTGCAATGAATAAAAAATATCCCTCATTAAAGGTTACAACATTTTTGACAAATCTAGATGGTTCGATTGAGCAATATTAATAATATCCCAGATGCCACTGATTATTCACGGTCCCCGCGTCATTCGTGTCCCTCCATTTTACATCTGGTTTGAATATTGTAACAGCTTCTACACAGAGGCATGTAAATGTCATTGCCTATTAGAACTTGTTCTGTTTCACACGTGCTTCTGAATGTAAATGGCGCAAGCGTTCCATTTTTGCACATGCTGCACAGAGAGTGTAATTTTGACATCTTGTCGCACATGGGAATCAACTCAAGAAGGTTTCCTATTTTATTACGTTGAAAGTCTCCATCTAATCCGCAAATGTATACTTTTTTCCCTTCTTCTTCCACCATATTGATTGTGAAAGGTACAATATCACCGAAAAACTGTCCCTCGTTTATAAGTATTACGTCGCTATTTTCAATCTCACTCCTGTGCGTTTTCATAATTTCTTCCATTGAAAACCCCATTATGCACGGAATCATTTCTTTATCGTGCGTTGAGAGCATGGTTTCGGAATACCTGTCATCTGCTTTATAATTGATTACGCAAACTCGTGACTTGCAAAATGAATATTGCCTGTAAATCTTCAAGAGAGCCGATGTTTTTCCGGACCACATTGGTCCAAGTATAATTTCTAAATATCCTGTTTTTTCTCTTTCTTTTGTTGCTGTTGCTGCTGCTACGGTAGTCATTGGAAACCCGGACGGCGTTGTTGTTGCTATATCTTTCATATCTATGATATATAAATTCAATTTATTTATAACAATTAAAACGTAAAAACATAATAAACATTAAAAATGAATATAATTAATATTATAATTCAATAAAAAATCAATAAAAATAATTATTTATATTATATTATGAGTTGTGCTGACATAAAAGGAAACACAAATGACGTGTATAGTTCAACTCCGTGGGTTGAAAAATATAGACCGGCGCGTTTTGACGACATTGTATTGGACGACATCAATAAAAAAATACTTTTATCAATTATTGAAAACAATTACTTCCCAAATTTATTATTGTACGGTCCTCCGGGTACCGGAAAAACAACCACCATTATAAATCTTGTAAATGCGTATCAAGAAAAGTATCATCAAAAAAATAAGGGGCTAATGATTCATCTAAATGCGTCTGATGAAAGAGGAATCGACATTATTCGAAATCAAATAAACGGTTTTGTAACGTCAAGGTCCATGTTTGGAGAAGGAATGAAATTTGTCATTTTGGATGAAGTAGATTACATGACAAAAAATGCGCAAACAGCGCTTCGTTATTTATTGAATAATTATAATAACATTGTAAATGTTCGATTTTGTTTAATTTGCAATTATATTAGCAGAATAGATGAAGCACTGCAAACCGAATTCGTGCGAATGCGATTTAACCAACTGCCCGAATCTAAAATTCTTTGTTTTTTGAATAAAATTAATGTTGCCGAAAATTTAAATGTTGATGAAGATATTCTTATATCCATTCAGCGCCATTTTAATTCCGATATTCGAAGCATGATAAATTATATGCAGGCAAATCAACATCTTATTCACAACTGTCACGTAATTACAAACGCAGTGTGGGAAAACATTACCAAATTGTTTAAATCGCGCGTAAAGTCATCCACAATTATTGATAAATTAAACGAAATAAGTTTGTATTATAATATTGAGCGTAAAAACATAATAAAAAATTACTTGAACTACATTGTACGTCATCACCCGCAATACATTACTCCCATTTTTTTAAATTTTATTGAAAATGTTGTCCACATACAAGATTGCAAAGCCGAATACTTGCTTCAATACTTTGTTCTTAAAATAAGTACATTAATAAAATAATAAATAAATTATAATAAAGAGTATTTACAATATTTATTATAAATAAAAATAAATATTATAAAAAAAACAGTAATGAATTTTAATTCTAATTCTAAACTATCTACATTTACAAGCACTGAAAATAAAGGGTTGTTATGGAGCGTTTTGCATGGTGGAGGTAAATTTGATGGCGTGCCCGATGCAGCATTGAAAAAAGTTCAAGTCATGTTTGAAACGACTATTAACGAAATGAATGAAACGTTCCAAAAGATGAATCAATCCGTTGATTTAAATATTATGAATAAAGAAGCCGTATATGTAATTTGTAATAAATTAAATGCGTTAGTTATCAACGAGACTATGAATACAAATCCAAATCCAAACTCAATAGATCAAAAAAAACAACAACAAATTCCTCAACTGGAAACAATATACCGAGCAGAAGATATTCAAAAAGAACGACAATCTGCATTCAATATGGAACTAAAAAAAAAAGAAGAAGAAATGTCATCCATTATAAAATTAAGAAAACCCGATGAAATCAAATTTTCGGATGATAATTATGATAAACCAATAGGAGATGACATGGAGCGGTTACTGGCAGAAACATTGGCATCACGAGAACGCGAACTTGACCAGATTACAAAAGGCAAAGAAGACAAAGATATTGCAGAAAAATGGATAAATCCCAATTCTACTACACTCGCAGCGTCGTCAAACAATCAAAACAATCAAAACAATGATGCTGATAGAAAAAAAAAAGTCAGTTTCAATCATATTCAAATCGAACACGAACATGTAGATGAACATGTAGATGAAGATGTCTATAAATCAAGATATGAAGCTGCTGCTGCTGCAGTTCCTCCTAGTGTAAATACAACACTGGAAATCAATACTTTATTCAATAAATTCAAAAAAATAAATACAACAACAAATAGTCAAAACAATAATCAAAACAATAATCAAAACAATAATCAAAACAATAATCAAAACAATAGTCAAAATAGCAATCTAATGATACAAATGTCAGAAGACATTGCATTTATAAAGAAAAATATAATTGAGCTTGTGCGTAGTATGTCGGGGGAACCAAAATGATAAGCGTTGCAACCTAACCTAAATTAGCAATGGATCAAAAGGGACAGCATGTCCCCCCCTCAATACTGATTTTATTTTATTTTTAGGAGCAAGAGACTTCAACGTGGACTGTCGTTTTTCGCATCGTTTAAGAGTGAATTTTTTTATAGATGCAGGACAGTGTACAAGACACGGAATCGATTTTATTGTTCCTGTCAGCTTATCATAGATGACTTCTTTTGTTTTAGTCAATTTCTTTTGGTCAATGCTTGAAGTCAAAAACTCATAAAGAGCCGTTTTGTCTTTCATGCACAAGTTGTTTTCGGTTGCATACGTTTCTACGAATTCGCTCATTTTTTTCATCTTCATTGATTTATCCAATTTTACCCACTGGTCTTCTTTATTCAGCGTTCGTTCCTTTTCTAAAAAATCGTCAATGTTCGAATTATGTTTTGTAACTTGTTTTGGACTTGTTTTTTTCAACAACATGGATTTATATTTGATGTTTCTTAATTCTACACAATCGCATTCCTTGTCAACGTCGACAACAACATCTAGATTCGCACCGATGTCATCGTTACTGTTATTACCGTTATCATTATTAATTATTTTTGAATTGGATTCATTTACCTCGTGGGCGTTATGAGAATCATCTTCACATTTTTCAGAAGTCGTCATTTTGAATTGATTTATTTATTCACCTTAATAATATATTTATGAAATAGAGTTTAAATCTATTTGATAAATACTATTTTAGAATCAATTTTTATATTAATAAACTAATAAACTTATGAACACATGTAACGACGACGACGAGATTTGCGAACCTTTCTATATTTTTTAATTGAGCGGTAGCGAGAACGACGACCTCCTCTTTTAGATTTGGTTTTCTTAGAGCGCTTAGACCTATTAGACACCCCCCCTCCTCCAATGACACTGATATTCTTGATATTTTCATCTTTAAGACCTAAAATGTTAGATACTTTTATACTTCTTTCAGCTCCACTGAAGACTGGCTTGTCATATGTTGGGCTTGTTTGGTTCGCAAATGGAGAATGAATACCACGACTAGCAAGTGAGTTGTAATATATTACTCCTGGTTTACTTTGATTATCTGATTCAGGAACAATTCTAGTTACTTTTATATAAAGAGGAGGTCCACGTGAAAAATTAAAATTATAGTCCTCACCTACATTAATTTTAAATTGGGGTTGGGTTGCATGTGTAAATATTATACTATTTTTTTCAGGCGTAGTATATTCACATGTATATTCGGACATTTTTATTTATATATAATGTAAATATAAAAATAAAATAAACCACATTGAATCAAAGACAAACAAACAAATCTATCATCGCATTTAATTAAAAAAATGCAGTGGAGATGAAGAAGGTGCTAAACTACCAATGCACATGGAATAAGAAAGACGGGACACAAAATAAGCCAAGAAATAAGTAAAGCAGGCCATAGCCAAACTCAACAATGAATCAAAGCTAAACTTCGTGGTTAAAAGACGATATAATGAAAAGAGTGTGATAAAAACAAACGTAACATAGAAGAAAATAGAAAATGCATAGTAATACAAACAATATTCACGAGTCAGAGGACCAAAAAGCGAATTGAACAAGTTCATTTAATCTCTGGTATAATAAGTTATATACTTATGAAAATATAATATTTTTTTTATTTATTTTATTTTTATTTATTGATTTCTACTAAATATAATAATATTTATTTGTTATTATAATAGATAATTTTACTTTACGCAGAATAGAATGGAATCGAAAAAAAATATAAATATCAGTGGTAGAAAAAATATAGTTGGATTGTCGTCAACAACAACTATGGGGACAACGAGTGAAACTAGTGATGAGCATAATCATAATGATACTAAAGATATTAATAGTGTAAATATTGATGAGATTTGCAGGAAACGCGCCGCATGTGAAAACTGGAAATTACCTGACCATTACTTTACATACTCGCACCAATTTAATATTATATCAAAATTGTACATGAATTTGGATAACGATGTTATTGAAAATCGTGAGATATATATAAAAGAAATAACTAAAAAAATATCCGGATATAAAAGACAAGATATTGATAAAAATGTTTATTCTAAAAATACATTTATTTCTCTCGAAGAACTAATAGAAAAACTATTATGTTCCAAGTTGAGATGTTTCTACTGCAAGTGCGATTGCGAACTTATTTATGAAAATGTTCTTTCTAAACGCCAATGGACGCTGGATAGAATTGATAATGATACCGGACACAATGCCGACAATGTTGTTATTTGTTGTCTAGAATGCAACTTGAAAAGAGGCACAATGGATAGTGGTCGTTTTAAATACGGAAAACAATTGAAATTCAAAAAAGTGGGATAGGATAGTTGAAATTATTATAATAAAAATTGATATATATACACATTACATTTATATACTACACCGACCGAAAAGAAAAAGGAGACAAAATGCGTCATGAAGGAAACGGAATTGCAATAGCTGAAAAAAAAAACAATGATAATAATGAAGAGTGGTTTGATATGTGGATTTCATGGTGGGGGTGGCTATTGTAATCATGTTTCTCTCAAAATGAATTACTATTATTTATTTTTTTCAAATTAAATTAAATTAAATTATTTAAATTGGAAAAAAGGATATAAACCAAACGCGTAAAATTAAGTAGTAAACAAGTAATAAAATTAACTAATAAATATACACATCTATTACGAATTATAAAAAATGAGTGCATGTATGAGCATTTGTGAAACTGCAACAGCGACAGCAACATTTGCTGCTGCTGCAGGTGAAAGCGTCGGCAACGGAAACGGCATATATACCACACAAAATAATTTGCTTCTTAAAAATTTATTGAAATTTTACGAACAAGGAAATAATTTGGATACCATGCTTAAAATAATCAACGGTCATTCAAACATTTCACTTCGAATTATTGACTGGTTTGCAACAAATTATGCAAAGAAGTTTTATACTGTTTACACCATTAAAAACACGCCGAGAAGATTTAAAGTCTATGTGGATTACAAGTTGAAACTGAAAGCGTATTCTAAAAAGCGATTTGATCCTTTTTGTCGTTGGGATAGAATTACAATTCCATATAAAGATGGGACATTTATACAAACAACAATAGGACAGTTGAATTTTTTTAAATGGGCAATTGAAAATGATGTTGTTCATTATATCGAAGAAAATTATCAAACGATTGAAAATGACATGAATTCAAGAAATAGCACATCTAAACATTTGCAGTCATCATTGTCTTCAACATCAACTGCATCTGAAGAGTGCGACATTTTCGACATTCAATCGGCGACGACAACAACAACAAACGAATCAAATTCAAAAACGGACAAAACCAAAACTCGAAAAAAACGCGAAGAGTTGTCAATATCTGCCACAAAAAGTATTAAAAAGGAAAAAGTGGAAATTGTCGTGAGTTTTGAATAATCATCTTTTTACATTTTGCGTGCCATCATCGGATTCATAAATACAATATACCCGTTTAGGTACGTCGCAAGCGAAACCCACAAAAGATATGGGACAAGTAAATAACTCGCAAGTGGAGAGACTGGATAAAATGCCCAGATATTCAAGGCAATGAATGCGAGCATTCCTAAAACAACGACGAAACTTAAATCGGGGCGCGCATATCTAAAGAAAAGAGGCGACCACGCGATATTCAATGCCCACGCTGCGCAATAATAGAGAAAACCTCTAGAACGCACAGTGCCACCATTTTTTAAGAAAATGATACCAGCCAATATAATAAGTGCGTACAATGTCGTCCACACTATCGGGAATACCCAGCTAGGAGGGGTGAGTGGTGAATTATTTAGAGACTTGTACCAGGAGGAATTCGCTTCTCTAACTCTGTTCATAATTATAATAAATATATATATATATATATATTATAATAAATTTAATGTTTAGAAATTGGTCACAATTTAGTCAGAAATTTCGTATAAACAAAAAAAAAAAATATATACATTATTTATATACAAATAAATATATCATGTTCAGAGCAAATAATATTTTTCACCATTGTGATGATTCAACTGATTGCAGAGATGTTTTATATTCAATAAAAGGTGCATATGGTAATACAATGCAGATTGTGGCAATAAAAGAATGTAATAAACATGTATTACGATATTCAAATGAATGGTTGTACCTAATTAATAATTCATATTACAATGAAACAAATCCTCTTCCTATTTATCACAACTTGGCAGATTGTTTAAATTCTATGATTGAAAAAAAGGAAATTACCAAAATAAATGAGAATGTTGTATCTTTTATTACATCTTTTTCGCTTGGAACTATTCATGGATATAGTGGTATATTTAATATAATTATTGATTACTTAGACAACAAAGATAGATTTAATGGTTACAAAATAATTGTTTATAAGAATAGTCAAAAAGGAATATTGAATATTCTTGAGCATTTGGGAAATAAAGGAGTTATAAATAAAAATTCTATAATTTTTTTAGAAGAAAATATAGTTTATCATTTTTCATCTATAGTTTTCATACCAAATAAGCACCATATATATGATAATGAAGATTTTATTAAAAGAATATCTGATTTAATCGATAACTATGTAGCTATTGATATAAAAAATGTTGAATATATTAAATCATTAAACCTTCCTACAAATATGGAAAAAATACTTGTAATGAAGGGAAATAACTCATGTAATATAACAAGTGATGGAGTATTTTTAGATAACAACATTTACAATTTCAAAAAAAAATGGAATTTAACACATATTGAACCTGGTAATATTGATGAAATAGAATTGATTCACATACTTCAACAATGTAATGTATTTGTAGTTTCTTGGGGAACAAGTTTCTTTAAAAATTATATTTATGTATCAGATAAATGTAAAAAAATTATTGTATTGATTTCTGGTTCCGCTTTTGTTGGACAATATAATAGTTCTTTTTCCAATACTTTTATCGTGCCAAGAAGATATAAAAATGCTGAAATTATTTATAAAATTGTTGATATTAATTTAAATGAAGATTTTTCAGAGATATTAATGTAGATTGATATACAAATACAATGAAGACTCAGAAGTGTATTGACAAATGTTTTATTATTTATTTCAACAATTTCAATACTAAAACAAAGGATGCAAGGAGGGGTAAGAGGGGCGCCGTTTCACTTTGTATGATTTGGCAACTTGGTTCCCCTCAATTAAATAGTAAAACTATACATGTCAGATTCAAGCGGGCGGCTGGCAAATGAAAGCGCAGGATTTTGCGGTGTCGGCACTGGAATTGTTTGAGGCGTAAACCTCAGTCCATCAGGTTTCAATAAGAATGCACTTTTTGACGGACCAGCATTAAACCAGTCATTGTATATAGCCAAATTGCCATCGCGTGACATCTGAAACGACATTGCCATTGCCTGACAACCAGCCAAAGAGGGCGGCATAGGATCATAATTATTTACCGACATTGAATTGTCTGGTATCACTATCGTCATATACTGCTTGTTGAATGTTGTCAATTCTATAATATCCGGACTGTTCAGCACGTCAAAAACTTTTAATATTCTTAAAAAAACATTGCTTGTAAGGTTCGTAATCTCATACATTTTTTCAGCACCAGGTTGATAAAGCAGCGGAATGGCTTCTACAACAATTATCACTTTGCCTGCGAATTTAAATATCGGTTCAGCGCAAATATTTTTCCCACCAAATTCGTGATTGTATTCCGGTATCAACCTATCTTTCAAATTTGAATTTATCGAGTTGGCCATGCTGTTCAACACATCGACATCATTTGTTTTTAATCTGAAAAGCAAGAAAAGGGGGTCATCGGGGTTTGGACACACGGTTGAATTTGTGCTAAATGCGGTTGTCGCAACCGCACTCATAGCTTCGTCAAATGGCACAGAATTGTACGTTTCTTTAATGCACTTGTCATCGCTCAAAGACGTGGAAATGATTGGCTGACCATTATATCCGTACACTTCGAAATCTAAACACCTGCATCCCATTTGTATCGCGTGTTTAAGAGCACAAGTGCTTACATAATCATTTGAAAAATTACCGGTTGAACAACTATTGTAAGCAGTTTTAACATAGTAGTCTCTTAATAAAAATTGGGATGACGGGTCTGATGAAGCGGTTGTTATCCAATTTGAATTTAATGGTGCTCCTTTTTTTTTATTCAAACGTTCGCAGCTTTTTGGAAGTAGTGTGTATTTATAGTAAACATAATATGCCATGCACGCCATTATAAAAATAATCAATGTGCACCCGATTATGTGTATCAACATGGTATTCGGAACTTCTGCAACCATCGTTTTGTAATACATTAACTTACCCTGTAACTCATTTTTTATTTTGTCAATGTTTTCCATCTGTTTTATAAATATTCTAAATCTTATATTTTGTATATATAATAATACAATAATTAATTACTTGTTACAATGTTATAAATTAACAAAATGATAATTCTTCATATAAAATAATTTATTGACATCGAAATATTTTAATTAAAAAATAAAAGATTTTATATATAAATTGATTTATTATTTAGAATCAATATTCTTATATATATAGTTTATATTAATACCAAAGTATAATCAAAACATAATACACCACTTATGACAGGAGGTTTATTAAATTTAGTCGCGTATGGGAATCAAAATGTCATACTAAATTCAAATCCTAAAAAAACATTTTTTAAAACAACATATGCGAAATACACAAATTTTGGTTTACAAAAATTTAGAATTGATTTCAACGGTCAAAGAAATTTGAGAATGAGTGAAGATTCTAAATTTACATTTTACATCCCACGATATGCAGAATTATTAATGGACACGTACATTGTTGTAACGCTGCCAAATATTTGGAGTCCCGTTTTACCTCCAACAACTTGCGGCCAATCGTGGACGCCGTATGAATTCAAATGGATTGATAATGTGGGGACTCAAATGATTAAAGACATTACAATATCAGTTGGAGGACAAACGCTTCAAAAAATTACGGGTGGTTATTTACTGGCACTCGTTCAGCGCAATTTCAACGGAACAGAGCGCGAACTCTATAATAGAATGACCGGAAATATACCGGAATTGAATAACCCTGCATACTCGTCAACTAACAATGGAAAATACCCAAATGCATTTTACAATTACACAAATAATCCGGCAGGAATTGAACCGTCTATACGATTTAGAAAACTTTACATTCCCATTAATGCTTGGTTTACAATGAGTAGCAAAATGGCATTCCCGTTGGTTGCATTGCAGTACAATGAGCTTCAAATCGACATCACGTTTCGTCCTGTGAAGGAACTTTTTGTAATTCGTGACGTTTCCAACGTAAACACGGGAGATAATACGCTGCCGTCTTATTTCCCAGAATACACGACACCAAATTACATTCAACCAAATTTCAACGACAATTTGCAACAGTTTTATCGATTTATTCAACCTCCTCCAAACGTTGAACTTAATTACAGTTCAACACGAAGCGACTGGAACGCAGACATTCACCTCATGTCAACGTACTGTTTCCTCTCCGCCGAAGAGTCCAAACAATTTGCATCCATGCCCCAACAATATCTCATCAAGTCTATTTACGAGTGGAATTATGAAAATGTCACTGGAAGTCGGCGCGTGTGGTTGCAAAGCACGCTCGGAATGGTAAGCACTTGGATGTTTTTTTTCCAAAGAAGCGATGCTTATTTGCGCAACGAATGGAGCAATTATTCAAATTGGGCTTACAACTATAAACCGGTCGGATTGATTCCTGCACCACACGATTTAGCCCCCGACCCAACATACGTGTGTCCATGGACTCCACCAGTTTGTGATGACCCATCAATTGTGGGGTGCTATGGTCCCGGATGGAACCCCGCGTTGAATGAACCTACCGGACTTTTCATGACACAGTCATTCAGCGTCGAAAATCAAAAAGATATATTGTTAAATTGCGGCATTTTATTAGACGGAAAATACAGAGAGAATGTACTAGATGCAGGAATTTATAACTACCTCGAAAAATATACAAGTGGTCGTGGTTCTGCTCCAGATGGACTTTATGTTTACAATTTTTGCCTTAATAATGACCCAAGAGATTTTCAACCATCGGGTGCGATAAACACAAGCAAGTTTTCAACAATTGAGCTCGAATTTACCACATTTTATCCGCCGCTAGACCCAAGCGCAAATTTCTTGACAATTTGTGACCCGGAAACCAACGTTCCAATTGGCGTCAATAAGCCGACATGGAGAATTTACGACTACAATTATAATTTGACAGTTTATGAAGAGAGATACAATATGATCACATTTGTGGGCGGAAATTGTGGACTCATGTATGCAAGATAGATCAAACATATTTTTTACAACATATTTTTTATAAAATATTTTTTACAACATATTTATTATAACATATTTATTATAATAAATAAAAAATATCTTTTATTAATGAATATTAATACTTATTAAATATGAATTTGTATATTCATACATATTCATATTCATTTTTAAATACTTATAATAACAAACAAATTTATTCATGGGAGCAAATAACTCAAAATTTAAAATAAATTATGAAGACATGCAAATGGTGTGTAAACATTCTTATAATAATAATAATAACAATAATAACAATAATAATAACAACAATAATAATAACAATAAATATGCAATAATCAACACGCTCGACCCCATGTTCCAGACATGTTTAATTCCAAACACAATTCCAATAGTTGAAGAAGAAGAAGTTATAAATGATGTTATAACAAATTCAAAAAAAACGAAAATAATAATTTATGGATTAAATTCGAATGATGAAAAAGTGTATTCAAAATATGAACAACTTGTTAAATTGGGAGCAAAACACGTCTATATTTACAATGGAGGAATGTTTGAATGGCTACTCCTTCAAGATGTGTATGGTCGCGAATTATTTCCAACAACTTTGAGAGAATTAGACATATTAAAATATAAACCTCGAAAAGTTCTCGATATTTTATGCATCAAAATGTAAATAAGATGCGTGTCCAAGTCTTGACAATCTCATTCGGTCTTCTCGAGAATCTTTATATGTCGGCGACGGCGGTTCCTGGTACCAACCATTATAATTGTCCGCGTTTTCCTTCTCCTCCAGAGAATACATTTTGAACTGGTTGCCATCAATATAAGTTTTCAAACGATGCATAACACCAACCGTTCTTGAAGCGCGCAAACTGTTGATAAAATGATAAATGTCAGCACTGTAGTCATACAATTCTGAATCCACCTCTGCATTTAAAATCAGCGTCGGAATTGTAATTTTTGAAGGAACAGAGTTCAACCATTCATCGTGATACCTATTGCAATCTTCCAAATATTCAAGCCCAATATTACTTTCTCCCGGTCTATTTCTTTTCTGAATTCTATTCATGCACACTTCTGTGCTTGCTTTGAAATATATGATGCACGATGGCTCAACCTCTTTTGCAAACTCATCAAACCATCTCATGTAAATGTCGTACTCGTCCTGTTCGATTTTTTTGGAATCATAAAGCATTTTGGCAAACACGTGTGCGTCTGTTAAAAGACAGCGTTCTGTAATAATCAGCCTAACATTCGGCGTTTTCAATGCTTGTCTTATTTTTTTCAGCCTGGTAATGTATGCCATCATTTGAAATCTGAATGCGAATCGTTTAACGTCAAGGTACAAATTTGTCAAAATGGGAACGCCATTTTCATCCTTGATTTGTTCCCAGTCACCCGTTGGTTCGTCTACAAATATTATAGAATCGTCTTCCTTCTTTTTTTTCAACGACATTATATATTCTCTCAATTTTGCCTTGCCTGTTGTTTTTCCCGAACCAATATTTCCATCAATCGAAACTATCAAGCACGATGACGACGAATTTGCATCTCTAGAAAACGAAGCTGAAGCACCCATTTTTTTAAGCTAGTATACAATGTTGTAAATTATCTATATTTATTTTTTATAATCAATTTTTATTTAAATAAAGTCTAATAAGTAAAAAATTGATTATAAAAAATATCTAAAAAGAAATTGTTATACCAGTTTAACCACACTACCTCCATAAAATCATTGAATATATAATGAAAACACAAAAAATAAAAAAATCAAAATCAACCCAAACGACTCTCACATTGTTAGATATTGAAAAAATGATGAATATCGCGTCAATCACACATTCAGAAGGGAATGGCGGACCTAATGAGGAGGACAAGGAAGACAATGAAAACGAGGAAGACAACAACGACTACAATGATGATGATGCAGTGGAAATAGAAGAACCAACATTATCAGATGATGATTTAGGATTGTTACACGAAGAAGCATTAATTTTAATTGACGAATTAATTAAATCGAATCAGCTTTTATTCAGTAATCCTGATTTTGAAACTATTGTGTATGACCACGTGCAATCCATATTGCATTTTTCTATCAACTACAGAATGTACGACGATGACGACTACGCCGGCGAAAACAATGACTGCGATGAAGACGAAGATGAAACAGTCATGTCGTGTCAAATTGAAGAATTAATAAATGTGGCAATGCACGACTATTTTAAATTTATTCGTCCACACCGTTCATACAAGTATTCATTTATAAGAAAGTCTCCCAACTTGGAAAAAATGAAAAAAAAAATAGAATTCTTAGAGTCGCTTTATCAGCCAGAGCAAAAAACGGATGAATGGTATTCTCACCGTCACGGACTCGTTACCGCAAGTTCAGTGTGGAAAGCATTTGGTTCACAGTCGGTGCAAAATCAACTCATATACGAAAAATGCATGCCATTTGACCCGACAAAATACAGCCGCGTCAACACAGAGTCACCTTTACACTGGGGTCAAAAATATGAAGTGCTTTCAAAACAGCTATATGAGGAAATAAACAACACGAAAGTTCAAGAATTTGGCTGCATTCGACATCCAAACTCAAACTATTACTTTATTGGAGCTTCACCTGATGGAATAAATGTGTGTCCGTTGTCACCGCTTTACGGTCGCTTGGTTGAAATAAAGAATGTTGTATCTAGAGAGATCACTGGAATTCCAAAGGAAGATTATTGGATTCAAATGCAGATTCAAATGGAGGTTTGCAATTTACCGGAATGCGACTTTGAAGAAACGAAATTTACCGAATATGAAGATGAAGATGCATTTAATGCAGACTCGGATGAAACAAACGATTCTTCAAACTGGAATTATAATTTGAATGGAAAAAGACGAGGGGTTATTGTGTATTTTGCAAAAGACGAGAAACCATTTTACCAGTATGCTCCATTGGACATTACAACCAAGACGGAATTTGATGCGTGGTTTGAAGAAACCATAAACACGCATGATAATCTAACATGGATAAAGAACATTTACTGGCGACTTGACGTTTACAGCTGTGTGCTTGTTTTGCGAAATAAGGAATGGTTCAAAAATGCAGTTGTCAAAATAGAAGAATTATGGAAAATAATTGAAACCGAAAAACAAACCGGATTTGAGCACAGAGCTCCTAAAAGAAATGCGAATGCGAATGCAAAGAAGGAATATAATTCGGAAGGAGTCACAATACAAACAATACAAACAACACAAACAACACAAACAACACAAAGAGTGTGTCACATCGATTTAAACATTTAGAGGAGAAAGGTTCCCCTCGTTTAACAGTTGTTTCCGTAAATATCCGATGGAGCGTCGGCATCATACGCATAAACATTAACGCGCGTATCTTTTGATGAAAAAGGAATGCTTGGAGGAAATTTTGGAATATTTATTTTTTTATTTTCGTATAATGTTCCGCACATGTTTGCAGGGCTGCATGTGCCGTTGTTCGGTGTTGCCCAGTATCGAACATTGTTCGTTCTTTGAAGATAACTACTTGGAAAAACGGGATAATATGCCGACATGGATCTACTGTCTAAATCTGATAATCCTCCTCCGCCTTTTTGAAGAGGATAGTCTCCTTGCAATAACGGTTTCGTTACGTTGGTTGGAAATTGTCCAGGTTGAAGAAGATGTGACACAAAATTCTCTCGAACCGGTGTAAAAAAGAACGAACCGATGAGCGCGAGCAATAATGCTAAAATTAAAAATAAAATACTGTCTGTTTTACTTGTCATACCTGATATAGTTGAATTGGTCGTTGGTATTATAATATAAATATATAATTTAAATATATTATAATATTCATCTTTTTAAATGAAATATAATTTGAAATTCTTTATTTAATTATTAAAAAATGAATAATTAGTCATGTACAGCATCCGCTCTATGTTTAATACACTTGTCGTCTACATGAAATGATGGGACATCTTTTGTTTGTGGAACAATCGATAAAATGCATTTTGCTTTATGTCCGTAAAGCGGCTCAGTGCATCCTTTTTCTTTCTTTTTTGAAAAATTAAATATTTTTGGAGGAGGGTCATTTTTGGTGCATCTTGACCTAAAATGCTCATATCTCTCGCGAACGTCGCAATAAGACAATCCTGATTTTTTATTCAGTCTCTTATTCACAATTTCATGAAGACGATATATGTATTTAGAAAACGTTTCTCTTGATTTTAAATGGCACTCGCGAATCGGATTTGCTTTCAAATTACTAGTCAAATTAATTCGGCAATACTTGCACGGGAGTACATACCTTAAACTATAAACAAAATCAGAGTAATGTTTTTTATCTTCCGCAGTAGGATTTGCGGGATAATTAAAACTCATCGTGTGTAAAAAATGCCACATTGGAGGACCCCATACCGATGTAAGCATTCCGTCTCCGCTGTTATAATCATTTTTAGTAAATACATATGCCGACGATGACTTTTTTTTTGTTTTTTTATTTTTATTTTTTATAAGTTTGCCATTTTTATTTTTTGTTTTATTTTTCATTTTTTCAGAGAGATTCGTCATAATATAAATAATGTTATAATCACTATATTCACTATATTAACAGAATATTAAATTTTTTCATTAAAAAAATAATATTCGTAAGTAAAATAATTTTATTGTATAATTATTATATATAGCAAAATAACAGAATAACAGAACATAACAAATGTCAATTTCAGCAAAATCTGTAAAAACAACATTGGAAACAATCTACTCTAAACGACACCTGGTGGTAATGTTGCTAATCGCGTGTTTGTTTATTTGGATTGGTGCCTATGTCTACAAAACATACGTCAGTTCATATTTAGGCTCGTCATTAGAGGGGTACGCATCTGGTATGGGAGATAACGCCCCTCCGCCATCCGATAATGAAAAAACTGCTACACTTTACATGTTTGGAACAAGTTGGTGTCCACACTGTAAAACAGCTAAACCCATTTGGGAAGAATATGTAAACAATAACCAAAATTTAAAGGTTGGAAACTATAGTATACTTTATAAAAGTGTTGACTGTGACGAAGATTCAGATGGAAAACAGCTTGCAGATAAATTCGATGTCAAAGGATATCCCACATTCAAATTAGAACGAGGACCTGGAGATGTTGTCGACTTTGAAGCAAAGCCAACGCACGACAACTTTACCAATCTTCTTCAAACATCTCTCACTTGAAGAGAACCTACGGTTCTCCTTTAACCTCTCCCTTAAATGTCACATGTCAAATATGACGTGTGACATGTGACCGGCATCTAACTCGCTGAT